GACGCCAGTAAAATGCAGATGTTGGGCGTAGAATACTCTTGGTATGGCGCTGGCTATGTGCAGTGGATGGTTCGTGGTCAAACTGGTGAAATGATACCCGCTCACCGTTTGCCCAACAACAATCGTAACAATGAAGCATACATGCGTTCAGGTAACTTGCCTGGCAGATACGAAGCTATAAACGAAACACCCATCAGCAGTCTCAACGGTGCCATTGATGCTTCTGTGACCACAATCACTTTGAGAGATGCCACTGACTATCCTTCAGCCAGTGTGACCTATCCAGTGTTTGTGATGATTGACAGCGAAATCATCAAGTATTCTGGCAAAAGCGGCAATGATCTCACTGGATGCACGCGAGCTGCCACTTTCACTCAGTGGATTGAAGGCGCCAGCCGTAGTTTCACATCCAGCGCAGCCGCATCACATGCCGACAACTCTGGAGTGATATTGATTTCCAATACCTGCACTCCATTGGTCAATCACTGGGGCAGTTCGGTAATTATGGATGGCAGTTTTGACGGTGACGAAGGTTACCAATTTACATTCAATCGAACCAACTATGGTTTGCCAAGCACAGTGGGACAAAAACAAACAGCCTTCTGTATGCGTCTGTCACCCAGTGTTTCAAACGGTATCATTGGTAATCTGGGGGTGCGAGACTTGATCAACCGTGCGCAGTTGAGCCTGAGCAACATGGTTGTCAACATTACCACAGGCCGATTCTTGATTGAAGGTATTCTCAATCCCAGCAACATAGATGCTGCCAACACAACATGGACTGGACTCAACACCGTCGGCGGCGGATTCCAGCCCAGTTTCTCAGAGTTTGCTGTGGCTCCCAAATACACTGATGAAAGTACTGGTGGTGTCACAGGATCACTGTTTGGATCAACTGGCGGTTTTGCCAAAAGTGGCACTAAAGTCACATTTGCCAGCAGTCGTACCTTCGCCAATTTGGCTCCGACCAACATATCTAGTTCAGGTGCCAATGCCAATATCACTGTTCAACTCACTTCCACTGGCACTACCTATAACATCAACACTGTACAAATCACTGTGCAAAATCCTGGGTCAGGTTATGCTGTGGGCGACACGCTGAAAGTTACAGGCAATTTACTAGGCGGCAGCACCACTGCCAATGATTTGACGCTGACTGTGCTGGCCATTACCACCGAACTCGCTGGTGGTGAAAGACTGTTTGCCATACCAATCAGTACCACAAATTCTGGAACCTTGGATCTACACGCGGTCAAACAGATTGGTACCAGTGCCATACCAGGCACAGGCGTGTATCCCAATGGACCCGAAGTGTTGGCAGTGCAGATCACTGCACTGTCTACCAGTTCCAGCCCAGTGGGCGAAATTCAGCTTCAGTTCCAAGAAAGCCAGGCCTAAAAATCACTCAGCCAAATATCGTTCTACTGTGTCAATTTTACCTTGCACAGCTTCGATGTTTACTGTGCTCCACAGGCCTGGATGCATGGGTCTAGGCCATGTGCCTTGGTCTACCCATGCGTACCCAATGTGTTCGTGATTGAGACGAGGCTGGAACTCATCTTTGACTGCACATACCCAGGTATGGTATTCAAAATTTGAATCTGCAGAAGTAAATTTTTCCAAAGGCACTAGGCGTTGATAAGTGGGAAAGCTGCCCAGTTCTTCTGTGCATTCACGTTCCATACCGCCCAGCAGTGTTTCGCCAGCTTCTATTTTGCCACCAGGCAAGCCCCATGCTCCTGGATGCTTGGGGTCATTGCGCAATAGATAAAGATACCGTTTGGTGCTGCTGGCTCTGAACCACACACCCACTGCTTTTACAGGACCAGTCTCCATTGGCCTCCAGGGTAAAATCCTTGATAACTTTTGATCCAGGTATCGCCAGTCCACACATACTGAATACCTGTGGTAATGTTGGTCACATATTGGCCTTCGGGTTGTGTTTGTGCACGAAAAACCACTTGCCAATAATTGTCTGCATATTCAATGATGTCATTGGCATCAGCAATCAACGGTCGACCGTTGGCTCCGACCCAAGCATCAGCAGAATAAGTGTTGCTGCCGCTGCCAGTGGATTCAGTGAGCAAATATCTCTGTCCTTCTATGGCGCTGTCTAGTCCATTCAACGGCCCACTGGCCTGTGGGTCAATCACTGCATCCACTGCGGGCAATGTATTTTGTGGCACTGTGTCAATATCCAGGTCGTACAACACAAAACGGTCGTCGTTGGGGTCAAGAGTAATGGTGCCCACAACTTCACTGCCATCGGGCTGTTCAAGAAAAATTTGACTGATACCCGGCCTCAAAACTCCGTACACTCCTATCACAGCTGGCCACAGTAGATTGCTGTTGGGCACAATGTTGGTTGCAGTCAAACTGTTGTTGCTGGGTTCATACACAGAACTGGACTGGCGCAAAACTTGTATTTTGTTGCCGATCAATACTGCTGCATAGTTGTAAGGTGTAAAAACCATTCTTGTTCCCAGCAACAGATCGCTGTTGGTAATGGCATTGATTGCGTCACCGTTGGCATCAAACACACTGGCCACAATGCGTTCGATAACACCCAGTTTCTTGACTTTGGCTGGAGAACTGATCCAAATTGGCAAGGTAAATCTCAGGGTACAGATATCAATGGGATTGTCTGTGCCTTGTGGAATGGTTCTCGAAGTCCAGGTTGTGCCGTCCAGCTCCACCACACTCAAAGATGTCCAGTCAATGTAGTTGTCAGTGCTTTGAATTTCCAAACTGGGATTAAACAATGTCAAAATTTGTTCTAGCAACTGTAATTTCTGATTGGTATTGCTGGTCCAGATATCCAAGTTCAGTGTGAGCTTGTAAGGCACTGGCATCAGTCTTTCAATACTGAATGCATTGCCTTGCGTGGTTTCATAAGTTTCAGTGGCAGGGTCGTAGGTGCGTTGACGAACTTCAATTTTGCTCACATGGTATGGTTCTTGAATGCGTGAGCGATCATAATCTAGACCAGTGATGTAAAAAGTCATCAACGGAGTTGATGGCAGGCTGGACGCAGAGTTTTGTTGAATTATAGTTTGAGCATTACGACTAGAGTCGCCGTAACGCACAGGCACACGCAACAGTGCAGCATTTTCACTGTTTTCTTCTCGGCCATATTCTACTTGAAAGCCTGAAAAGATTCTAGTGAACTGTAACAGAAATCGTCGGATCTGCTCGTCGTAAAAGAATTGTTGCATGGTTAACTCGATCTCTGTCCTGGTTGTGTGCGAGGAAAAGGTTTGGCGGGTTTGTCACCGCCATCGTCGCCGTTGTCTGCTCTGGGTTTGAGAATTTCACTCAGACTTTGTCTGCTGGGAATGTTGCCCATGTCAGTGGTCGGCACTGTGTATGTATTGTTTACAAAGGTTGAACGCAAAGTATTGTTGGTCGAACCATTGTTCAAGTTGGTACGCACATTTTCTTCAATTTTTACCCATCTACGACCGTCATATCTAAACAGTCGGTTGGGCTGGTAATCCAATCTCAAAGCATAATCTCCACTCACTGGATTGGTTGGAAAACTCACTCCGGGTGTAACTGGCAAACCATTGGGTGCCATATCACTGCCAGTGAGATAACCCATGGTGTAGCCAAAACTTTTGGGCGTGACATTCATGCCACCTTGAGTGCCATCCACTGTGAGTGTTTCATCGGCTGTGATGCTGTCAGGATTGCCTGGTTGATCATCCTGTGTTGGCACAATGTAAAATTTGGAGACGTCATACCCACTCAGTGGCACTTCGACATCGGCCTGTGTAAGTATGGCATCATTGAGTTGTGTGTCTTTGACTCTGGTGCCTTGCACATCACTGATAGTGGCTGGAGTATAAGGAGCCCAGAATTCAGTATTGGTTATTTCTGTGCCAGCTGGTGTGTTTTTTTGAGCTTGATAATAAACATCACCGTAGTTCACAATGGCACCCATGGGGTAAAAATCTCCCGGGTCCCAGATGTATTCAGCCACAAAAGGTTTGTCTGTGATAGATTTGTATTCTTGCTGGTCGTTCAGTGGTGTGGCTTTTACACGCCATAGGTGTGGCAACCAAGTTTGGCTAAATCCTTCAGATGCAAAAGCAGCGTCTTGAATCACATAGTATTTGGGAAAAGCTTTGGGAATGGCTGGATTCAACGGATTATAGTCTTTGAGGTTGGGTATTTCCAACACATCGCCATTCATGAGCTTGCGTCCAAATGTGTCGATCATGTCATTGTAATGGAAAGTTATGAACAAAGTATCATTGTTTAAAAACAAACCAAATTGTGTGAGATCAAAGTCAATGTCTTGAGTATTATATACGCCTCGCATGACATAGATATCAGGATCATACACTCGATCGCGATTTTCCAGCAACAGCAAGTCCTGAATGTTCAACACACTTTGATCTTCATAAACTGGCTGTGTGGCATCAGCATTGCCCGAAAAGGCCGAATCTTCGCCCCCAGTTTGCGGCCCCATGTATTTGTGCACCAGGATATCCAAGCCGCCCACAGTATACATTTCTGATATGGTGCGGTCCAAAAACTGGTAATCTCGTGTGCGATTTGGGCGGTAGAGGCTTAGGCGTGGCATGATACAGTATTTATGGGCAGGTTGACCAATATTTTGGATGCTGTTATAATTACAGTCAAAGGAGCCCCAATGAAGACTGCTGTTATCAAACCCATGAATCCTCGT